AGGAGTACCAGAGGACAGATAATGCCACCCAAAGGCAAACAATTGATCTAGATCAAACCCCATATTGACCCAAATCAACCCTGTAGATCCCTGTAGATCCCTGTAGATCCCTGTAGATCCCTGTAGATCCCTGTGGACAACCCTGTGGATAACCTGTGGATAACTTGAAAAAACACTGATAAACTATCCAGTATACCACAAGAACCCTAAGGATGTCAATAGGTACAAACCCCATTAGGACAAATCCCCCTTGACAGCCTTTAGGATCTGTGGTATAATCAAAGACCCCAAAGGAGACAGCGGGCACCTGAGGGCACCCACAGGCACCCCCACGGGGGCACCCACGCACGTGAACTCCTTAAGTGTGGGTTCACAAATTTGATCAATTTTTATGATCCCCCTTAGTTACCTGTGGATAACTCTGTGGATAACCTGTGGATAACTTTAAATAAAACCCCTCAGGAACCCGTTAAGGGAACCTAAGGGGGAACTGGAAGTAATCACAAACTAGCAACAAGAGTACGTAGAAGAGCATCAACAGTAGACACATCCCCATTAATCAAGGACATTATAAAGAGGATGATGATAATAATGATTTTGATGGTGATGAATACTTTATTTTTAGTGTTATTGGTATTATTCATTAAGGTCATTCCCATAAGGGTCTATAGGCACCTAAGGATTCCCATAAGGGTCTATGGACTCCCATAAGGGTCTATAGATTCCCATAAGGGTCTATAGGTACCCTAAGGATTTTCTTAAGACTCCATCATCACTGATACCTTTTACTTCTGATACTTTCATTTCTAACAAAAAGGGGGAGCTAGAAAAGACCTATATGTATATCTATATATGTCTTTCCTAGCCCCCCCTAGGAGTATGGATTTTATTCTGAAATGCCCTGTTTTCTCTATTACATTGTCTTTATTATTTACTGAACAAGTGTTCAATACTAATAAAGCATATTTCAGTTATCATTTCTTGAACGTGTATCCTTTATCCTTATATCTGTCTACACCCTTAGAGGTACCTTTAGGGCTGTGTCTATCTTCAGTTACTATTACACCTCCGATATTGGACGTATAGAATCCATACAGGGACTCCATAGACTCCTCTAGCCATTCTTCGGTTAGTTCGTTAATACCTTCATCAGCATCTACGCCCATGAAGTCCACAAGGTATTTAACTCCGATTGCCAGAGCATCCAGACGGTCATCATGAATAAGGGCACCCCTATCAACAGTGATACGAGTGAGCTGATAGAAACAAGCATATTTGTAGTCAGATTCGGGTACAGTAGAGTAGTCATTCCTGATACACTCAGGAGTGACACACATTTTATGATTAGAGATTACAGGTTCAAGAGTGTCAATGATACGCAGTTCTTTTTGTCCTGTAGATTTAACTTCAGTAACCCCGCAGTTACTATAGGTTTTCTTGAGTACAGGTTCAAATAGTTTGATGTACATGCCATCACCGAAGTTTCCTTCAATGACCACTTCATTGACTTTGTATTTCTTAGCTACCTTAGCTAGCTTATTGAGGACTACATCAGAGTAGCCTCCCAATAGACCTCCTACTTCCATGACGTAGATATACCCATTTAGGTAGTAGAGAACAGCATAACCTGTTTCGTCTTTACCTCTACCTGAGGGGTCAACGCATAGGATCTTATGGGCATACGGGACTACTTCATTGGATGAAGCATGATAGTAGAAGTAAGAATCCCCCTTAAGGCCCATCGGAGGACACTCATCAACTGGAACCCTCTTAGAAGGCTCAGGGAGCCACGTGAGCTTCATTGGGGCCTCGTCTAAGGGGAACATGCCTACGATGAGATCACGAAGCCGTAGAGGGTATTTATCGGCGTCTGAGAGGTTCGTATCAAGCATGAACTGCAGAGCGAAGCCTGCCTTACGATAAGATAGTTCACGCTTCTGTAGATCTTCTTCAGAGAATCTAAGGGGGTCTGTAGGCTTACCTGCCCAACGCTTAGGATCCTTGTCGTACTTGTCAGCAATGATAGAGGCCAATCTATCGCCATAGGAGGCTCTATGAGAGTCATCATAGGGGTACCTAGCGGGATAGATTACAGCCGTGTATCCGCGCTCCTGTAGCTCGTTATAGAGGCTCATTTCATTCTGGGGAGTGCCCAGATAGATGATCTTTTTATCTGCACCGGGCTTTAGGACAGCGTCGAACTCTTTGACGAGCTCAAATAGCTGATCCCTAAGAACCTGAGTGAAGGAGTTAGATGGAACTTCCACCTTTATGTTAAGGTAAGGTCGTTAGTCTTACCCCATCGTCTTTTCAGAGAATCCACCACATTTTCAGCGGCAGAGACAAACTTACAGTGATCCCTAGAATAGAGTCCACAATTGCCCTTCTTAATGTTCTTATCAAGGTGCATGCTAGAGTCCTTCTCCCACTCTTCATAGCCTTCGACCTCATGGATCGTATTCAAGAAGGTGGTGAAGTTATGCCATCTAGGATCTACCTTACAGCCTACATAGCTAGTTTTGTAGTTACCATAAGCTCTCTTAAGCATGTTAGCCCACAGGTCATAGATCTTGCGGATGATGCTATTAGATCCTCTAGCAGGGATTCTAATAGGAGACCCAATGAACCCTACACCATAGACCGTAGGTTCCATAAAGTCTTCAAACTTACCTGCCTTAATGTTGCAGGTCTGAACATCAATGACTGTACCTGTCTTGACAAACTGAATGACAGCCCTAGGATGCTTGACTTTACCATTAGGAAGTTTCTGCTTCTTAGTTCTAGACAGGATCTTAATAAGACCCTTAGGAGTTTCGTAAGTTTTGTTAATTTCGTACATAGTTATGTTCCTTATAATTGACGATGCTTCATATCTCTATGAAGACCAGACTATATCTTATACCAAAAGGTATCCCCATTTTTCGAGTCACTTGACCCTACATAATAGTCGTTACACCTGCTATAAAGCTCGGCTCGGTATTGTCTTTCCTAGTTAGGACTGAGTTCCACCGAATTTAAGGGGTTTAAAGACGACATGGTTAAAGTTTATCGTCTGCGACAATGATGTCTGCACGGGAACCCGTTAGCTGGCCCTTAATACCCACAGACTTAACTGAAGGTGAATGGTCTGGTAGGGCGGGGCCCACATCAAAAAGGTTCTGAGTATCTCTTTGACCTTCTCTAGCCTTTAGGTGGCCCAGAAAGGGCAATTCATTGATGATTTTCTTAATAAACGTAGCATTAGCGTCTGCTCGTTCTTTGTTGGCAGACACTACCATGATCTTAGTCTGTGGATCCCTCCAGAGACTCCAGACAACGTATGCACACGTAATAAAGGATTTAGCTACACCACGGAACCCCATTAGGATCATTCGGTCACTAGGGGGGTTCTGTAGTAGCTTAGCAATGTCTACCTGCAACGTGGTAGGAGAGGGCAACCCGATAGATTTCCAAACCAAAGAGGTAAATAGTGGGAAGTTCTCGTAGTAGGGGAGTAGGGCTTTAGCCTCTTTCTCAGTTAACACTCATGTCTCCCCTATAGGAATTCTCGAAGTTCTCCTTAGTAGCCTTCAGGAGCTTACTAAGTGCATTCTCTTCACCCTCTCCAGCCTTAGGGACACAGTCAATGCCATTACGTTCAAGTTCCTTAATGATTGCATTATAGAGCTGTGGAGACCTCTTGTCGGGGTTCCTGAGGTCATTAAGCATGTTCTGAAGCATCTCCTCATGGATGTTTCCTAGGAGGCTCTCAAGGCCTTTATAGTCCATTGTTCTTTTCCTTTCTTTTCTTTTCTAACCAAGGTTCTACCCAATGCTTTTTAATCATTGTGCAGATACCAACAAAAGTATAGATAATTGTGATGACGTACACCCAATCGCTAAGAGGTAACCCGAGAATCACAGCACTGGATACTGCCAGTGAAGGAGCTACCTGTGCTATGTTCTCTGCTAGGTTACCTGATTCCTCATCAAGGGGTTTCATTCCTCAAAGAACTGCTCAAAGTTAGCTTTCTTGAACCCAGTGCCCTTTAGGAGCTTACCGTCTTCCCTGAATTGAGGGCTGTAGGTGCCTTCACTGTCATAGAACTTACTGGAGTATTCCTTAAGCAGTTCATTCATACCTGCTTCAAGGTCATAGCCACAGGCATTAGCGTACTGCACGCACACCCAGATAAGATCACACAGCTCCTTCATGTCGTTAGGAGTGTCGACATCCTCTTGGACAAATTCCTTGAACTCTTCAGCAATACACTTGATATACAGGATTGCGCAATCCTTGTACAGCTGGGAGTCCTTCACTTGGTCATTTCTACAGTGCGTCTTCAGAAACCAGTTCGAAAGTTCCTTCTGGAGATTTCCGATAAGCTCTTTGGTTTGAGCTTCCATAGTATTCTTCATTTTATATCCTCTTTTACATACTCTTTCGTTCGTTAATCTCAGCCATCTTTGCGTCATTCATTCTGGAGTTACCGTTGATGTTAGAGTACCCCAAATAACCACAGACACGGGAGATGACAGACAGGTTATTAGAGCCACAATAGGGGCACGTATTGCCCACATTAAAGCTATGTTGGTGACAGTCCTCACAGTAAGCCGCATCAAAGTTCACACCCTGATAGAACCCATGAGCCATACCTCGAAGGATCGTGTTCATGAGAGCGAGTTTGTTCTCTGGGTTGTCGATACGGACATACTGGATGTGTCCACCTTCGATAAGATGGAAAAGCTCAAACTCAAGATCCTGCTTTTCAAAGGGAGTAATGTCGGCAGACACATGGATATGGAAGGAATTGGTGAAGTAGGCTTTACCTTCAAATTCATCCTTAAGGTTATTCTTTGCACAATACTCATGGTACTGAGTCATCTGAGTACCACAAAGGGACTCTGCAGGGGTACCATAGAGTGCATAGAGATATCCGTCTTCCTTCTTAAACTTCTGCACTGCATCATAGATGAACTTAACGACATCCTTAGCCGCCTTCTGTCCCTCAGGGGTCTGAAGATCCTTACCGCCAGTAAAGAGGATAGCAAACTCATTCAAGGCAGAGATCCCAAAAGATGCTGTCATATACTTGGTAAGCTCACCTACCTCGTCTTCAGGCTTAAGGAAGCCCTTATAGAAACCCCCCTGACAGAACGCCATAGGATTCGTACTGGCCTTAGCATGCTTAATCATATCATAGCGACGCTTAAGGAATTCTCGAATCTGTTCAAGGTTAACCATAAGCTCTTCCCAGAAGTTACCCTTAGAGGACTTATAGATCAACGGGAGGTTGAGAGACACGGCACCAATGTTGCATCGCCCAACAGACACATACTCGTTAGTCTCAGGATCCTTCCAAGGAGTGAGGTACGCTCTACACATAATGTTCATAATTAATCGTTAGTTAATTATCTGTTTATACAGCTGTATGTTTCCATACAGTTCAGACTATATCATCTAGACTATCCAATAGTCTAGTACCACATTTCAGAGACACTTGTCTCTTACGCCTTTCTTGGCTAGTCGTTAGACTCACAACGAAAGATTTGAATACCCAACTCAGGGAGCTTACCATCAAAGAAACGCATAACAGTCTTCACACGTTCTCTGGGGATCCCAAGGCTCTTAGCACAGTCAGTCATGCTTTCGAAATAAACCTTAGGAGTGGTGTTGATGTACACACGTTGCTTAGTAAACTTGCCCTTACGGTACTCTTTATTTTGAAGGTATCCCTTCTTGACATTCTCGGAGTTAGTAACCCAATGAAGATTGGTGTACACGGAATTAGTCTTGTCACCATCAATGTGATCTACGCACTCCTTGTTATCGGGATTAGGAACGAACAGCTTAGCAACCTCTCGATGAATGTAGATCTTCTTACGACGGACTACACCTTGCCTTCTCGTGAAGAGGTCAGCGGTAAGATAGCCGTGATTGCTCGTTCTGATGGTAATGAAATGCTTCATTCGCTTAGACCACACCCTACCAATGTTAGAGATAGAGTACGCATCTTCCCAGCCGATAATGTCTTTAAAAACTTCTTTCATAATATCCTTCGAAATATTCGATTAGATTGTTGTTAGTACGGGATTGTCTTCGGCTTTACCCGCTAAGAGTTTCCCCGTTTAATGGTATTTTAGATGGGCAGTAGAAGTCAACCCATCGGATGGATCACACACTGCTTATTAGACGCCCTGTAGGTTTCAGACACAGTGCCCTTAGGAGCGTTAATAGCTAGAAAATCAGGATACATGCACTTACTGGAACATTCAACAGCCTTCTCGAACACATAAGCGTGCTCATCACTGCCATGTTGTTCCCAATCATAGAGATACACGAGCTTAGGGAACACAACCTGTTTACCCCCATGTCCCTTCATGCGGGTATCAAGGATAGTCTCACAAATCATCTCAAGAAACGCCTTGTCATCCTCACGGAGATCGTTGCTCCACTCACCAAAGGTAAGTGTAGTGAACGCAAAGTCACCTCTAGAACACGGAACAGTATTGAGCTTCAGTTCAAGAGACTGGAAGCCCTGCCCCAACTCACGCTTTAGATCTTGTATAGCCATTGCACATGCTTCATCGAACTCCATATTGCACTGGTCAAAGTATTTCTTAAACGCATGGTCATACGTCTTCTTAGCATACGGGAGGAGCGTCTTGTCAATCTGAGGGATAGTGAATCCACCAAACTGCTGTGCAGTAGCTACAAGGGTGATGTCACCGATCACCTGAAGGGCGCTAAGGACACTCGTAGGCTCCGTATAGGTAACATTGGACATACTAAAGCCACCCTTCAGAACAGTAGCCATGTCAAAGAGACAACAGTTGATGGACCCAAAGATCATGTCTCGAAGGTCATGGATGTAATACTTACCGACCTTAGTAGCCTCTTTCTCTTCCTTAGTAAGGTAGAATTGCTTATACAGTTGCTTAGTCAGATAGCCCTTGATAAGTGAGCCTTTGGTAGACACAAGGGAACTGTCAAAGTTGGCGTTTTCCTTGTCTCCCAAAAGGAGAACAGTGTCTGCCTCATTCTTAACAGCTTCGAAAGCCTTAGCGTAGGTGTTCTTGTAGTCTCTGAACTCCTTATAAGATTCTCCGATCTTCGGGAGGTACTTGCAGAGAGCTTCAATGACGATAGCGTGTAGCTTTTCAGTAGGCACCTCATCATAGGTGCTGTAGACAAGGCTCTCGATATAGCCCCTAATCTTACCAATGTCATACTCAGAGTACGTAGCGTTAGCCCTCTGGGCGGCCTTACGGATAGCTACTTCAATCTTATCCCAATCCCATCCTTCGTGGGTACCATCCTTCTTAATTACTTCCAGTTCCATAGTGTATTTAGTTATTTAATTAGTGTTGCTCTTATTCGTGAACTGTGCCTTAGCAAACTGCTTTATGGCAGTAACTTCCTCAGAAGTAAGTTCACTAGTAATATTCGCATAAATCTTCTTGGTTACGTTGTTGTCTTCACTATATACGATGACATCAAAGGTAACCGTAGGAATGTCGGGTTTCGCTGTAAAGAATGCCTTACGGTTCTCATACTCACAGGCACCTACATTGCCATCCCAATAAACTTGTATATTCATTTGCTTAGTATGTTAGATAGGTTCAGTAGTCCTACGGTAATTACTGTGCGTAGACTTCCTTGGCATTCTTGTCGGAGTAGTTTTCAGCCTTGAGCATACTGTTCTCAGCCTGAAGAGCAGACACTACGTTCTGATTGCCTCCACCGAGGAGACCACCAAGGAGACCGTTGCCGTTACCTCCGTTATTTAGGAGGCCAAGAGCCGTACCTGCGATACCGAGACCCAGACCAGAGCCCGCAACACCCTTAGAAGCAAATTCTGCCATAATTATATTCCTTATAAAATAAAGTAACTTAGATAAAGAAACCAAGGTGTCCATAGTTACCCAAAGAACACCTTGGATATAACCTTAGATCCCTACCTTAGCGAGACCCAAGGGTTCCCATTCAGAGTCCTTACAGAGGAACTTAGGCACATCAGGCCAACGGACATCCCTAGGAAAACCTCCCTGTTTAGGGATGTCTCTAAGAGCCTGTCTGTAGACCTTAAGTTCCTCAAGGTTCTGAGGATTCGAAGGATAGTCAGGCATGAGATAGTAGTCAGTCTCACCAATGAGATTGTCTCTCTTATTCCTGATTGCCTCAGCTACCATCGAATCATCAGGTTCAGGATTCTGAATAATTTGATACCCGCCATCTACCTGTTGAATACTACAGTCGCCTCTGGTGTTACACCAAAGAGCCGCCTCAGGAGGATATTCACCCTCGAATACTTGATTGATGTGGAAAGTCATCTGTTTATCCCCTTTCAATAGCCGCTAGCACGCCAATCCCATCCCTGATCACCGCCTTCGTACCACGAGATTCCCGTCCCCGTTGTCGTTCTACTAGGCCTCTTCTCGTATGCCGCAATCCAGTCCGGGTGACTCGTATATCCACTCGAAGGTTGTACATTAAAAGTATAGTTTTTATTTGAAAATGGTTTACTAAAAGTACATGCACTGCCTGTACCGTGACCACCTTGCTCAATGAACCCATCTGACCATACGCGATACCACTCAGTTCCACTGCTCCACGTCTTCGTAACGTAAGTTCTTGGCTGTGGGATCTGAGCAATGTCCGACTCGATCTGTGTAAGGTTCGCCTGTACAGCATTCACTGCAGACATAACATTCTGAATGTCCACAGAACCTACATTAGTAGCTACGCCGTAGGCTACTACACACAGTACCCACTCATGCGACTCAGGTTGAACGGTACTGGAGCGACCGTAGGTTTTATCTGAATTGCTAGCTAGAATACTGAGCTTGTTCCAGTACCTACCACTAGCTTTTTCGTAGCCGGCCAATGAGGTAGTTTCAGTGCTTGAAGCGGTTAGAGCACCGCTATTCACAAAAGTCCCTGAAGTTCTGGACAAGTCGTTTTCGCCGCCAGATACGCTGACTGAGCCTGTAATGTTCGGGAGACCCGCCTGATGGTACTTACCAACACTAGCACTAGTGATAGCAATCTGCTGATAAGGAGCAAACTTAGGCGTCCTAAAGTTCGTACTACCATCACCAGAAGAGTAGAACGGGCAGAATCCATTGTCTCTCGTAGCAATCTTTTGCCATTCAGCTTCAGTCTTCACCCACCCTTGAGTTGTAATGTAATCAAAGAAGTCTTTGTACAAAGCTCTAGAATACGTAGCTCCATTACAAATAATAGAGTCAGCAGGTACTGTTCCGTAGGGGTGAAGATAGTGGAAACCTAAAGGTCTTACAGTGCCGAGTTTACTTAGCTTCTCAGCTAGTTGATTAATAAAAGTAGGATCAACCGCATTAACAGGATTAGTACCATTCAAAGCCTTATCACAGGCATCCAAGATAGCCTGCTTCTTAGCATACGTAGGAGACAGAGTGTCACCAATACCGTCAACCTTAGAGGACACATTAGTGATGCTCTTGCGGATAGCCGTAAGGTCTACCTGAAGTGTAGCATCATTAGTCTTAGCATCAAGGGAAGCCTGAAGATTAGTAATCTGGCTAATCGGATGAGTGTGTGAAGACGGAGTAAAGGATCTAGGAACACCCGTAAGTTCACTATAGGCTAAACTATTCTTAGCAGAGAGAGTGCCAAGGGTAGGCTTGTTCTTAATAAAGTCCATCTTAGTGGAGTTTGTCTGTGCCCAGTCAGCCTGTAACTGACCTGCAATAGCCTGATCCGCAGATTGCTTAGCAAGATCAGCTTGCTTCTTAGCTTCAACTTCAGAAGCCTTAGCATTAACCTCAGAGGTACCTGCCGCAGTCTTAGAGAGAGCCGCATTATCTGCAGAGAGCTTAGCCGCCTTAGCGCTATTGCTAGCCGCAGTAGCCTGAGTAGTAGCGGTGCCCGCACTGTTAGCCGCATTCGTAGCACTAGCCTTAGCCTTAGTGGCATCAGCACTAGCCGCAGTAGCACTGTCTTCAGCCTCGCTAGCCTTCGTCGTAGCAAGGGTTGCCTGCTGTGTAGCAATGGTAGCCTTAGCAGTGGCAGTAGAAGCGCTCTGAGTGGCAAGGGTAACCTGAGCCTTCGCAAGGTCTACCTGCTTGGTACCTTCAGTGCTAACAAGGCCAACCTGCTTAGTACCCTCAGTAGTAACTGCATTAACGCTAGTCGTCTGTTGAGTCTGCACTGCCTTCACAGAGGTACCCTGTTGGGTAACCACAGCATTGACCGAGGCAGTCTGTTGGGTCTTCACAGCGTTAACACTGGTAGTACCCTGATTACTCACTAGACCAACTTGTTTGGTACCTTCAGCAGTAACCCTATTGACAACATCAGTAGCAACCTGAGTAAGAACCTCATTAGCCTTATTGGCATAATACTTAGCAGAGTATTCAGTACTATCAACAGTAGCACCAAGCTTAGTAGCCCATTGCTTAGCTAACTCAGCACTAGCAGAAGCTTTACCTTCAGAGGCCTTAGCGTTGCCTTCAGATTCCTTAGAGTTAACCTCAGACTTCTTGGCATTAGTCTCAGAGACCTTGGCCTCATTAGCTTTAACCTGAGCTACATTAGCGTTGTCCTTAGTATTAGCGTCAAGAACCTTATTCTCGTCTCTGATTTCCTTAGCTTCCTGAAGGATAGCCTGATTCTCGACCTTGACTGCATCAGCATGCTTTGAAGCACTCACAGCAGTACCTGCAGAAGCCTTAGCGTTTACCTCAGACTCCTTAGCATTAACTTCAGAAGTCTTGGCGTTCCTCTCAGAGACCTTAGCGGCATCCCTAGCGGCCTCAGCAACTAGCTTAGCCTGATAGGCACCCTTAGCATCATCTTTGTAGAGCTTAAGGGTAATCGCATCGTTGTCATCAATAGGATCCCCAACGTTGACAATACGCTTACCCTTAGCATTCCAATTGCCTTCCTTGTCTACAATGAGTGCGTCATTGATGATGTCTCTACCTTCTTCAGCAATATGAATAGTCTGAATGGTAGACACATCAAGGTCTTTAGCCTTGAGTACCGAAGCGTCCTTAAAGGACACGATACGGTCAGTAGCAGACGTATATCTGCGAATAATGATTTCAGCACCACTAGCGGGAGCTGTATTGAATCTAATGGTAGTCTTATCTACAAAGAAGTAGTCTTTAGTGGTGTCACCGTAGTCACCCCCAAGTTTCTCTAGGGAGTCTACGGTGACCTTCACAAACTTCTTTGCTAGATAATCAAAGGGCACATTGAAGTCTGTAGTAGACCCGTTGCCCTGATAGTTAGCAATAGTAGAAGCCATTTAGTTAATTATCTTCTTGATCTGTAATGTAGTTAATCAAAGATTGCTGAATAAAGGGTGCATTCGGAGTAACAGCTTTCAAACTTCTGCCGAAAGACTTTGCATACCTCTCTCTATCACCTTCTGTATAGTCATCTTCATTTAGGACCCCTGCATTAAACAGGTTTCGAGTGTCCGCCTGAAGGTTATAGAGACCGGTAATAGTTTGAGCCGCAGGAATGTTTGCAAGCAAGCTATTGAAATTCAAGTGCTCAGCCTCTTCATCTAGGATATAGCCTTGGTCAGCAGTGGACTTAATGCCAGTATTAAACCCTGCAAGAGAAGCAAGCATAGCAGGCATAGCCAGAATACTAGATCTACTCATACCATTAATACCAACATTAAGGATAGTAGTCCAATCTGAATCACTTAAATCGGAGACACCGAACACTCGTTCATAATACTTCTCCCTCTGCTCATCATTCATACCCGAAGCAGTAGCAAAGGTCTGACCAAGAGTAGACAAGGTACCAAGGGCACCCGAGGTAAGCCAAGTCATAGCTTGACCTGCGGCATCCCCCTCTTCAAACCTAAGGGCACTCTTAGCCAATCTCTTGTTATAAGATCTAATAGCAAAGCTCTTAAACTGAGTAAGCAAACCAAGAATTGGAGAATTCGTAGAGCCTCTCCACATATAGGCATCAGTGAGACTCTGTCTCTGGATAACCTCAGAGGCAACATAGTCTCCTAGTCTACGCATGATGGTCATGCTCTTTACATCGTTTGCAATAATCGAGTCATACACATCAGGCTTTACTCTGATCCTACCAAATTTGTCGACCTCAGTAGCCTCCTTAAAAGCCTTAGTGAAATCAGCAAAGTCCTTAGTATTGATATTGAGCCTATTAAGGGTCTTACCATCTAGGAAGGCAACCTTCCCTTTCATACCATGAGCATGTCTAGCAAATTGTCCAATAAAGATGTCCTGAGCTGTAGACACAATGGTATCTTGGGACTTATTGAGATACTTAGTAAAAGGGGAATTAGTAGCGAGCCATTGAGTACCCGCAACCAATCTAGCTTTATACTTATCGCCACCAAACTTATCTAGGTTTCTATCGTAGATCTCAGTCCAAGCTCCTCTTACTCTAACCTCCTTACCGAAGGCCATGTCTCGGAACTCATCCCTTTCCTGCTTAGTCATACCACCCTTAGACCAATCCTTGATCTTGTCAGGCATACCCGGAATGGACTTAAAGAAGAACGAAGCACCAAACTCTTTAATACCCTCAGCGATCTCAAAGTGGTTAAGGGCACCCATAAAGGCATTATGAGTGAATAGTGTAAAGTACCTAAGAGCGTCCGCAACTGCATTACCCCAAGAAGAAGCATCTTCGTTATCCATACCTGATCTACCATAGTAGTCCGATAGGTAAGCCCTAAAAGCCTTAGCCTGAAGATCTCGCTCGTCAACAGAGGTCTCCTTAAGGTACTCCCCTAGTTGCTTATCCATGATGTCGGAGAACTCCTTGAAGCTCTTAACCCCAAAGGCGTCATTGAGGCCCATGTCACCAGATATACGCATGTTGTATCCGTTCATGGTTTCTACAATGTTTGTCTGAAGCCTACTAACAGAGAACCCATCATTATCCTTAATAGTGAATTTCCAAGGGGTTCGTTCGTGTTGGTAGTTGTGAGGCATGCCTTCACCCTTAGGGTCATTCATAAGACCCTTTTTGATGGCCTCTGATTGATCCACATAGCCCAAGGAATCGTCCCAAGCCTTCTTTTTAACCCAAGCAGTAAAATCCTCCTGATCGGTGGACACCTTAACCTTAGTGTCCTTGGCAGGAGTATCCTTAGCCTTAGCCGCCAGTTCTTCTTCATATCTAGCCCTAAGGAGCTTAGTGTACTCAGGATCCTCAAGAGTTCTAAGGAGTAGCTTGTAGATACGTGCCCGTGCTTTATTTACTTTCTCCCCATAGGAGCCTGTAAAGGTGTTGAGGAAGTCAGACACCTTGTTCTTGCTAAGCCAGTGGCTTTCGAACTTGTCATTAGACACAGCAGACCTAGCTAAGGGTTTCCCATATTCGATGTCGCCAGTTGCCTTAAGTTTCCTCATAGCATCCGTCTCACCAATCATACCCCTAGATTGAGCCATGTCACCCCACTTACCGTAGAATGCACCCATTCGCTCAACGATCTCTTCAAACAATTCATTACCGTCAAGATCGGTTGTATAACCGTCTCTTCGTCTACGAATCATTTCATCAAGATCGTCACGATCCATTCTGGTCGAATCAAGGAGTTTGAGGATGTCGTCTGATACGATGTCTACATCTCGCTCACCATTCTTTCTATAGAAGTCTCTAGCTTCCTCAGCTGTACGAGTAGTCTCAGCATTATTGAATTGCTTGAAAGTAGTTCTATCGCCTCTCTCAGTCTTACCTAGGGAGTCCCAAATCTTCCTGACAGCTTTACCCGCACTAGTCTCAGTTTTTACTTTATCAATGGCGCCTTGAACAGTAATTGTAGGAAGTTTCCCCTCAAGGTTCTTAAGAGCACTATTGAATGCCTTATGAATCTGTGTCTTCTCAATAGCCTCAGGAATGCCAGTCTTCTTAAAGACGTCCTTGGCACCTGAGGCAATCTTTTCAGAGTACATTCTGGCACGCCTAGACGCGTCCCCTAGCTTAGTAGCATCATCCTTAAACTTAGTTGCTCTAGCGATTCCCTCAATGGATGCGCCAAAGGCCATGCCTGTGGCCATATCCATAAGAGCATCGTTGTCGTCACCAGAGGAATAGTTATTGAGCTGTCCAGATGCAACACCCATTACGGCGCCGTATCCAATCCTACCAATAGCGCTACTAGAGCCAAAAACAGGCAGTGCGGTAAGAGGATCACCAAACATAGCACCAGTGCCAGATACAAGATTGTTCCAAAGGCCTGCTTGTCCCTGAGCATCTCTATACTCCTGTACACTTTTAATAACTTCGAGGTTACTCTTAAAGTCCTCACTGGAGGATGCACCCTTAAGGACTGCTCTATATCTATCTAGATTATAGCCAAGTTGCTTAAGAGCATCCCAACGCTCCTCATCAGTTGGGACATAGGTGTTTTTGGCAAGGCCCTCTTCATATCCGTAAGCCTTTCTAAGCTCTACGGAGCCCCACTCATTAGTAAGACCTCCTACAAAACCAACTTCAGGCTTTGGCTTCTTATGTGCTTCTTCATATTCCTTTTCTTCAGCACCTGTGAGGCCTCTAGCGACGACAAACTTATCTGTAAAATAAAGACCGGGGTTAACAGTGTTCCACCCTAGATCTTCTGGAGAAGCATCGGGAAAGATAGGCATTAGTCCTCCTTATTAAGGTATTCCGTATAACCCTTGACATTATGGACAGCCTTTCTGACTAGCTTATCAACAACACCAATAGGCTCAACCTTAGTTCTAGATTGTTTATCAATATACTTCATAAAGCCCTCATGAATACTCTTTCTATCCCACCTAGCCAAGAGGGCACGGGTGTCTGCATCCACAACTTCAAAAGAATCAGTCATAGGGTTGTACCCCTTAATGACACCTTCTTTTGCATCCTTCTTAAGGGCTTTGATTTTATTGGTTACTTCTTCCTCAAACCAGTCCTTAGTAGCCTCAGGTCTAACACCTTTAATCATAAAGAGCTTTGCAGGGATCCTAGAGTCATCAATTGAAATTGTTTCTTTGTCAAGATCCTCTCTTGCTCTATCCATAGCATCCTTTCTGGACATGCCAACATTCATGTAAGCATAAGTCCTATTAACCATGTATCCCTGAGAGTACAAATCTCCCTTAGCATCCTTGGCTAGGTTGTCGTAGATCCTCTGTTGCTCCTGTCGGCCTTCCCTAGTTTCACCTAGCTTCTTCTGTTGCTTAAGAGCACTAACACATTGATTATAGGTCATCCCAAGTTGGTTTGCATTCATCATTGCAAGGAGAACGTCCATATCATAGGAACCCATACCACCAAAGGCCGTAGCAAACTGCTTAGGGTTAGCCACATAAAAGCTATACATCTTGTCAAGGTAAGCGGGCTTTTCGATGCTAGCGGCATTGGAGTTTTCAAGGAATAGGATATCTGCCTTAGTAGCTCTAACAACATTGTTTCCTACCTTACTGAGATAGCTAGATGCAGGGTTATAACCACCAGTTGGATTGCAGGCCATCTCTAGAATGTCGTTCTCAGTAATCCTACCATCCTGAACAGCAAACATAAACTCTCTGTCAATATGCTCTTTAGTAGTCCCTACGACATTCTCAGGATTAGTCGGAAGACCCCTAAGCATGGACTCAATGTAGTAATTAGCATTGAGTGATCTACCTTCTTCCTTAAGGGCATCAATTGAGTTAGCTGTGTTCTTAGCAATCAAGGCTCTCTGTTGATCTCTAGCACTTTGTAGGGATCTAGTAAGGTACTCTACTTCAGCACTTACAACACCACCCGCCCTATCTTTTGCAAGAGTCAGTTCCTGCTCAATAGAACCTGTATCACCATTAGCTACCCAATTGTCAACCTTAAGAGCCTGAGAAGTCCAACGTTCAGCATCAGCCTTCCATGCGGCATTACTAGCGGTCTTGAGAGCTTTGTCCCAAGCAACAGCGCCTACCATATCCCTTACAGAACTCTTACCATCTAGGAAGTAAGGCTTCCAGTTCTCCAATTGCTGTAGGATATAGACACCGTCTTCTCTACCTGCAATGTCCTCAAGAAGTCCAGAGACCATAGTTGCTTTATCTGCAGGGGAATAGTGGGCTAGCTTGGGGTTCTTTTCACCATCAAAGACATCGAGAATAGTTCCCACAACATAGGCCGCATTCTTAGATAGGTCATTAACAGCACCTCTAACATCAGCCAAATCAACAAGTTTAGCCTGTTCCACAGACCACCTGTTGTTAGACTGGATGTTCTGCAATAGAATCTTCTGTCTGCTTTCAGGACTATCTGCATAGAAACCCTTAGAGAACCAAGAGTCTTCATTAATGTCGTACCCAAAGGAGTCTCTAACATCCTCCATGGCCTTACGGACATGTTTGAAATACTCTGCGTCGACTTCTTCAGGTGACTTTCCGTTAAACTCGTTTCTGTTTACTCTATCTTGGAAATCCTGTTCTGCAAGACTAAAAGCCAACTTACCATGCTGGTACTTAAGTCTAGACATAGAGACAGGGTCATACTGGAAGGGAATGTTGTTGTTCTTAACATCCTCTTGGTACTCCTCAAGGGAGTGAGTACGGAGATACTCATCGGCTTGCTTAAAAGCCTTTTCCTTATAGGCGTCTGCTACAGTACCTAGCTTTTTAAAACCTTCAGCAACAGTAGACAACCAATCAACTTCTTCCTGAGGGGGCTTAAGGCGATCCTTAATGTTAACCTGAACACCCTTAGCTTCCCCTAGTTTAGTCATGCCCTGACTAAAGTAATTCCAATTATAAAGCTCTTGCTTAGCAGAGGAAGCCCCTGCACTATTCTTATAAGCCATTAGTAAAAGTAACCTCCTCGTTCTCTAGGTAGTACATTAGAATTATAATAATTAGACCACTGTTGAATGAAGTCAACATAGGGCTTATACTGTTGGTAATTAGCCATTACGTTACCAAGGATGTTACCACCAGTATTGGATGCAATGGTCGCACTAGAGGACGCTCCGCTCATACCAGTAGATGCAAGTAGACCTGCGCCACCAAGACCTGCCAGTGCCCCTGAGGACAGACCCGTAGAAGCGGCAGTAGTAGCACCACCAGCAACTACGCTATTAGCCGCGAGACCATAAGAAGACAGGAAGCCAGAGCCTAGAGAGGTACTAACAGCCCCCGCACCCCCGATACCTGCAGAAGCACCCGTAGCAGTAGACGCCGCGGCTGAAGAAGCGGCACCACCAAGTGCACCACCAACGGCACTACCAATACCTGCAGTAGCGGCACCCAAAGCGGCACCTGTAGTGACACCTTGGAAGAGCTGTGCATACAGTTTAGAGCCCTTAATAAAGCTATTAGATAGATTATCTCTAGCCTGCTCTACAGCGTTCTTAGTCTCAATGTAGAGAGCCTCCTTTTGAGACCTAACGTTCCACACATCAACCTCATAGGCTTCCTTTAGAGCAGTCTGCTGTCTAAGGTTCGTGCCTCTAATAACCTGCCCAAGTTTATCTTGAGTCCTGCCTTCCACACCCGATTCAGCCTGAGCCGCCTCAACTTGTGATTGGTTTTGGAAAGCGTTCACCGACATGTTAAAAAGGTTGCCTACAGCAGAGTCATAAAGGGATCGCTCTTGTCTATTCAGAGCGGCTTGATTGTAGTTGTAATTAAGTTGCATGTAATACATCTGCTTCTTAAAAGCCTTAATCTGATTTCGATTAGTCTTTGAAGCGCTGTACAATGTACTACCGCCACCAACTACTGCACCAACAGCGGCGCCTACTCCGATAACTACACCACTCATTCTTTAATCAATTCCTTTCTATTAGTTGTTAATAGCATCCACTCCGGAGTAAACTCTTTCTCGCATTCCCTTAGGTCAACATTATCAGTCCTAAAGCACATCGTGATGTGCGTGTCTTCAAGTGCCCTAAAGGCTTGCCTACGGCCACCTTCAGCCTGAATGACGTTGTAACCCTTAAGCCTCCCTACAGTATTCCCTAGGGTAACATAACAATCCCCACTGACAATTACAGTGGTAGGGATTTTGATGTAAGCTCCAATAATAGCTACATCCTTAGGGATAAAGCAGGTTCTGTAATACACCCCTTCATAAACAAAGTGTTCAATGGGGATCTCAACTTCATTGCAGACACAACTCTCCATAGCATGAATTGCGATGTCACAAAGCATGTTATTCTGCTCAGGAGTTAAGGGTTTCAACTTCATACGCTACTATTCCTTCTAATGTAAAGACCTTCCCAACCACCTGAAATCAGGTTAATAGGTTGGACATTGTCGGAGCAGACAGTAATGACTACTTCATCATTATTGTCTTGAATCGGGAACTTAAACTTACCCGTGTAAACCTTGTTTGCCCCCAAGATAGCCGGAGATTCACCAAGGTTCCTGCCAGTAAATCTATACTTAAAATGCTTTTCCTTAAGGTCATTATCGACCTCGCATTCAAATACACCAGACTTACTATAGTTCAACCAGAAGTACCTAAGCTGTAGCCTACCTTCAATCTCAGAGATAACACCTCCAGTATCCGTATTCCTCTTAATGGACTGCTTAGAGAGAGTAACACAGAATTTGTAGGTAAGACCCACAAACACCTCAACACCCCTCATGTCCCCTTGGATCCTAAAGACACCATTGGAATCCCAATCAGTAACCTCAGTAACGTAACCGTCCTTAGTGACAATGAAATACTTATGATCCTTAGTAGACGGGATAGCACCGTAGATGTCATTAAGAGATACCTCAGTGTAATCCTCATAGTCACTGTACTTGTTTGACTGAGGAATCGTGTATTTCTTCTTACGGTCCATAAAGAGCCTAGTGGGCTCATCAGAGAAGTCAACAGCATTACCTGTCAGCAATGCCTTCTCTAGATACAGACCATTCGGAGAGTTAATAAGAAGATAAATCTCTGAGTCAACAAACTCCGCTAGAAGAACCTCAGAATTCTTGTTTGCAAATTCCCACTTGAACCAAGCCTGCTGTTCACTAGTGGCATTAACAAGAATAAATTTATAACAGTATACGATATTAGGGGTAGTAGAAGAAATAGCCGTAACTACGTTCTCTGTGGTGTTCCCAGAGAGTCTAGTGATGCCCTTAGGAATGTACGTAGGCACATGTGCGGCTACGTCTTCAGCATCCTTAAGGTCAGCCACGTCCTGCAAGGAGTAATAGCGCATCACAGAACAGTAGTTTACTCGATCATTCACAAAGAAGATCGAAGGGCCAATAGAGATAGGCTGAACATTCGTGTCATAGTCAAAGTTAGTGATCTGGTCACACTTGACACTCTTAGGGGTCATGACGCCATCACTAGACAACACAAACTGACCTTCACGAGAGAACAACATAAGCTCTCTAGCAAAGGGTACAGCATGAGTCAGAATGGCAACCTTATTAGAGGAAACCGAGACATCAATAGGGTCAGTGTCTGCAATAGCCGCAGAGGACTTAAACCAGAAATTAAAGAAGTCGTTGGTTGCACTAAGGATAATGGATTCATCAGAGATGACCCCTAGGCGATTACGATAGAAAAAGATATCGTTAATCTTTCTACCAATGAACGAAGGATCAGGGTTCGTGTCTTCATTACCAGAGCCCCTATCAACCCACGGGAGCTTCTTAAGGAGAAAACTTCCATCCTCCTGCCTAACAATAGCATGAGGCATATTCTTAGGGTTGATCTTAGTGGGGATCCTAGGTGCTACAGTTTCCTTCCATACCTTATGTTTGTCGTCCCACTTTACATAGAAGTCGTCATCTTCGGAATTCTTTTCTCCAGACACCTGCATGATGTAATCTTCAGGTGCAATCGGAGGGAGCTTATTAACAGCCGTAACCTTACCCATGTAAGCAATAGCGTTCTGGTTACCAAAGCCGTCCTTAACAAGGACATTAGGAGGATCCCACCCAGACTTAGCTCGGATCGTAATAACAGAGTCGCCAACTAGATCTACGTCATAGGAACTCATGCTTGCACTAGACCTAGAGTAACCCATAGACGCTCTACCACCAACCTGATTCAACAGGCCATCATAGGTACCACCAACGTCAGGGTTACCACCGTCAGGTTTCTTACCGGTATTAAGAAGGGCATACAAGGCTCTTGCAATGAAGGCAGTAGTAGTCTGCACAGCTTGCTTAGCTTCACCACCATCAGGGGTAATAACGCCGCACATATACTCACCATCGACATAAATGGCGTAAGTCTTAGCATACTGGGCATTCTTGATGTACACCAGAGTAGTATCCTTTTTACCCGATGGGGACGTGCCTTCTACAGCGTCTACAACCTTTTCAGTGTTCAAGACAAAGGTGTAGTCAGCAACAGTAACTGCCTTTAGTTTTCCCTTAGGGTCACTAGTGGTAATGTACTGTTTTGACTCATTATCTTCAAACGTGCATGTCCTAGGCTCACCATTAAGATCAAAAATCTGATACTCCCCAGAGCCAATCTGTAGAATGTACTTTTCCTGTTCGTCTCTATTGATTACATGATACTTCTTCTTTGTAGCATCAACACGGTCAGACAAACGTTTGATTGCGAGAGTCGGAGGTCTCTTCTGTAGACCCTCAACTTCATTAGGAAACCCATTGACAAGCTCAGTTACCTGATCGTGGAATCTGATGATGTCAGGTTGTTGAGAGACACCACCCTTAAATGAGTGAATGCTTTGAGATACTAGAGGCATGTTTAGCTCCTCTGAGTCTGCTGACTAATGAACTGGTCATCGTTGAGGATGTTATAGTTACCATCCGTCAGTTCATAGTCTACAATGTCTGCATAAGCCGCACTCTCCTCTAGCTGAAGATGTGCGTCGATGTCCGCAGAGGTAAGATACCTCATCTGAAAGACTCTACTGGCTCTAACAGTAATATACTTTCTGAAGACCTGAGGAAGCTCCTCAAAAGGGAGTTCCCTGACAAGTTCATCCAGAGTGATGCCTTCAGGGAACTCTAGAGCCCCTGAATCAAGATCATAAAAATAGCCTCCTCTGCTCACGAACTTATAGCTAGTAGAGACAGCCCTTAGGAAGTCTCTACCATAAGCAACTTTGTTAGTAAAAGAGTCAGGCTTCAAGGTAACACTGGTGAGAGTGTTAAAGCTGTAACCTCTAGACTGGATCTCTTGACTGACAGCCTTAAGGATTCTTACAGCATTCAGCACATCCACATTAGCATCATCCTCAAGAGAATTAACAGGGCTAGAGCCTACGGATGACAAAATTTCATTTACTGCATCAAGTTCAGTGCTAGGAGTTACAATCATTATTCTTCCTTGTTGTTATTCTTTTCGACGGTTCTTCGAGGCTTAACAGGCTTTGCAGTTGCACTAAGGAGACCCAGTTTCTGAGCCTCCTCGGGGGTAAGCTGATACCCCCACTTGTGCACCTGACAGAAGTAAGTAGTCTCGTAAGCCTTCTTTACTTCTTCAATGGTCATCTATTAAACCTGAGCAGTCTTAACGATAACACCAACGGCTTCGGGACGAAGACCACCGTGGCCCATCGCGTACTTGGCAATGATCTGGTCAGCCTGATATTCAGCACGGCGAGCACGTTCCATAGCGAGATCCTTCAGCTTGACCGTGCCAACAGCAGAGCGATGGAACACGATACCCTGAAGCTTAGCGGCAGTGTACTTCTCATTAAGCTTATGCTTGCCATCAACACCATTGTTGAGGAGGTGCGGAACTTCAATGACTTCAAAGCCGCAAATCGTCTGGAGCTTGCCCGTGTTCGGATCAAAGAGGGCATGATAGTTAGCCGCATCAGGCATAAGAGCCTTCATCACAGCAGAGTAGCCTTCAGGCGTGAGAAGGCAATAGCGGTCACCCTGCGGGACGTAGTTCTTCGTCATCTGGGCACGAGCCGCAAGGAGAGCCTCAAGAATCTTATTACCATACTCAGCTTCCTGCGAAATCTCAAGACCCGTAGCAAACTCAAAAGCCTTGCCAGTACCCGGAACAAGGTCATCAGTCTCACCACTATCGGGAATATTGCCGTCCTTGAACTTAGCGTCCTTAGCGGCCTCATTGGCGAGCTCATTGATAATAGCACAGTCAGCGCCCATAGCGAGAGCTTCACCAAGCTGACGAGAGTATTCAACTCGAACGTCATAATGGTTCATCGCATCGTCGATATCCGTGATAAGGCAGTCAGCCGTAAGGAGACCGTCAATAGCGATGACACGTTCATTGTGTTCCATCTTCTTACGCTGGTCATCAAGGGAGTCGCCCGGAGCGAGATACTTAGCACGGGTACGACCCATCACAGCGAACGAAGCGCTTTTACCCTGCGAAATCGTTCGAACCTGATGACGAGACATCATAACGGAGGTGCGAGCAAAAGCAGTCAGAACTTCACCCGTGAAGACCTTCATAAAGAGTGCATCACGATCGCCCGCAGAGAGAGCCTGACCAGGATTGGAAATACCAGTAGCAGCAAGAGCAGCCATTTTTAATTATTTTCCTTTTAAAGTATATAAGATTTGTTGTTATAGATAAAATTAAACACTAGTGGCCCACATTCTCTGTTCGACCTGGCGGGTGTACTCAGGATCCCTGCCATAGCGCTTATCGCTCATAGCCTCGATCACTTCAGATTTGTTTGCAAACCCCTTAGGACGATTAACAGGAGTGGCCGTACCGCCATGAATAGACTTATTAGCGGTACCCATCTTGGAAGCCATCTTAGACTTCATGCCTTCAAGCATGAGGGAGACAGCTTCCAGATTATTGTTGTCGATTGCTCTGTTAAAGGAGTCAATCGTCTTCTGAGGGAGATTCTTGGATGCCCAATCGACAATACGATTGTACTCCTTAGTACCCCCTACGGAATCATAAACAGCTTCAGTGAAGCGAGATTCAAGAGCCTTTCGACTCTCAATGAAACCCTCGATAACCTCAGAAGGATAACCTGCCTTCTCAAGTTCAGCAACGGTTTCATCGGAGAGCTTGCCATGCTCCTGATATTCTCGGACAGCCTTATTGAAGTCAACACCCTTTTCCTTAAGGGAGGTCTTCACGGCATCAATAGCCTTTTCGTGCTTGTCTACTTCTTCTTGAAGATTCTCTTGATCTTCATTTCGATCATGAACAGCCACATCATCAGCGTGGCCTTCAGTTCCATTAGCTTGTTCTTCATTATGTTCTTCCCCCGACTTTTCGTTCTGAAGAAGGGGGTCTCCAATATCAGGGTCAACCTCAACCTGAGTCGTAGAAGACTCCATGATCTCGATACCCTGTGCTTCAGCCTCCTCAGTGAGAGACTGAGGTTCATTAAAGTCAGTCATTAGTTATCCTTTAGTTATTCAGGTGCCTGCTGTGCTAGTATCCTAGCTGTGCTAGTGTTCTAGCTGTGCTAGTATCCTAGCTGTGCTAGTGTTCTAGCTGTGCTAGTATCCTAGCTGTGCTAGTGTTCTAG